CTGGCGGATCTGCTCCACATCCAGGAGCATGTCCGGCTCATCACCAACCGGGACACCAAGGCGACGCTGAAGGTCGTCGCGGCCGACGCGGCGACCGTGTCGGGCAAGAAGGCCAGCCGGGTGCTCGTCGACGAGCTATGGCTCTTCGGCAAGAAGGCGAACGCGGACTCGATGTTGCGCGAGGCGGCCGGTGGTCAGGTGTCGCGTCCGGAGGGCTATACGCTCTACCTGACGACGCAATCCGACGAGCCGCCCGCCGGCGTGTTCAAGGAGAAGCTGGCCTACGCCCGCGACGTCCGCGACGGGAAGGTCGTCGACAAAGAGTTTCTGCCGGTCCTTTACGAATTCCCGGAAGAGATGCTTGCCAATGACGAGCATCTCAACCCGGCGAACTTCTACATCACCAATCCGAACCTCGGCCTATCGGTTAGCCAGCCGTGGCTCGAGGCGCAGTTCCGCAAGATCGAGAACGCCGAGGACGGCACCAAGCAGGTTTTCTACGCCAAGCACCTCAACGTCGAGATCGGCGTCGGGCTGCGGCACGATGCCTGGATCGGTGCGGTGTATTGGGCCCAGGCGAAAGCCGCGGCCGAATTGTGGGACGGTTCGCTCGAGGGTTTCCTCGAGCTGGTCGAGGTCGCCGTCGCCGGCATCGATGGCGGCGGCCTCGACGATCTGTTCGGCCTGGCGCTGCTCGGCCGACTGAAGTCGGATCCGCGCACCTGGCTGATGTGGAACCGCGCATGGGCGCATCTCGATGTGTTCGAGCGGCGCAAGGACATCGTCAGCAAGCTGACCGACTTCATGTCGGAAGGAACGCTGATCAAATGTGCGGAGCCGACGCAGGACCTGGTCGAGGTCGCGGATCTGCTCGAGCGCGTGAAAGACGCCGGGCTGTTTCCGGACGAGGCGGCGATCGGGCTGGATCCGCAAGGCGTTGCCGCCCTGGTCGACGAGCTGTCCGGCCGCGGTTTCACGGCCGACCAGCTGGTCGCGGTACCGCAGGGCTTTCGCCTTACCGGCGCGATCAAGGGCACCGAGCGCAAGCTGAAGGACGGCACCCTGAAGCATGCCGGCCAGCTGCTGATGAACTGGTGCGTCGGTAACGCGAAGGTCGAACCGCGCGGCAGCGCGATCCTGATCACGAAGCAGATGTCGGGCGTGGCGAAGATCGATCCGCTGCTGGCAGGCTTCAACGCCGTGCAGCTGATGACGCGGAACCCGCGCACCAACACGTTCGAATATACGGGGATTTGAGCATGGGAATTCTTGACCGTGCTCGCGCGGCTACTCGCGCCCTTCGTGGCGATCGCGCCAACGACGTCGCCGTATCGGCCGACGAACCTGCCGGCATGCCGATGGGGCCCGCCGCGCCGGCGATCGTCGCATCGGCCGATGGCATGAGCGACACCAGCGGCTACACTTTCATGAATCTGCTCGGCGGTTCGCGGGGCGGTCCGATCGGCGAGCAGGCAGCACTGTCGTCGCCAGCCGTCCTACGCGCCCTCGAGGTGCTGACCGGCCTCTTCGCGATGGCGCCGCTGGTCTATTATCGGTCGGAAGATGGCGGGAAGGTGCGCGTCGACGACGCCCCGCCGGCGATTATGCTCCGGACACGCACGAACGACGTGCAGAACGCCTTCCTGTTCAAGGAGCTGATGCTCGGCGACCTGATCATGACCGGGCGGTTCGCGGGCTATATCCACCGGGATCCGCTTTACCGCGCCAGCAAACTGACCCGCGTGGATCCGCACGGGATCTTGCCGGTCTCGAGCTGGGACAAGGCCGATGGGCTCGAGGTGTTCTACGACACGCACCTGCCGAACGGCACGTTCGAGCGGCTCACCCGCAACGACCTCTGGTATATCCCGGGGTTCTCGCGCGACGGCCTGGTCGGCATCGATCGGCTGAAGCTGCTGCAGGACACGCTGCAGGCGGCCGCGGCGACGTCGGCGTTCGCCGCGCGCTTCTGGGAGAACAACGCACAGCCGTCGACCATCCTGACCTCCAAGTCGAAGATGGAGCAGGTCGACAAGACCAAGCTCAAGAACGACTGGCAGAGCCGCTTCTCCGGACCGAAGAACGCCGGCGCCGTCGCGGTGCTCGACCAGGAGATGGACGCCAAGTTCCTCGCGCATGACAACGCGAAGAGCCAGTATGTCGAGGTCCGCGGCTTCTACGTCGTCGAGATCGCCCGCGCGTTCGGCGTTCCCCCGCATGTTGTCTTCGAGCTGAGCCGCGCGACGTTTTCGAACATCGAGCAGCAAAGCCTCGAGCTGATCCTGTATTCGATGATGGGGCACTTCGAGCGCGTCGCCGCGGCCGCGACGCACCAGTTCGCCGAGCCCGGGCACTTCTTCGAATTCCTGCCCGACGCCCTGCTGAAGGGCGACATCAAGAGCCGGTACGAGGCGTATTCGATCGCGATCGACAAGGGCATCCTCAATCCGGACGAGGTTCGCAGCCTCGAGAACCGGAACAAGCGACCAGGCGGCGAGAAGTACCGCGTCGGGTCGGGTTCGCAGATCGAGGGCGAGCAGCAGCCCGCGCCGGCCGCCTTGCCGGCTCCCGAGAAAGACGAGGATCCAGAATGAACGACCGTATTCTAGCGGCCATCCGGTCCGTTCCATGGGCGATCATGCCCGGCTATCTCGAGGCGATCGAGGCGATGGCCGTGCGGGCGCTCGATCATCCGGCGGTCCAGGCGGTTGCCGACGACGGTCACGTCGAGCGGCATTTCGAGGCGATCGCGCAGATGGGCGAGCGCGCGGCGGGCACGCGATCGGCAGCGATCCGCGATGGTGTCGGCGCGCTGCCGATCTTCGGCCCGATCCTGCCGCGCGCGGCGATGATGAGCCCGTCGGGCGGCGGTGCGGTCGCGCTCGATCTGCTCGCGGCCGACTTCCGCGCCCTTCAGGCCGACACGGCCGTTCGCAAGATCCTGCTGGTCGTCGACAGCCCGGGCGGCGTGACCACCGATATCGCGCAGTTCGCGCGCATGGTCGCGCAGTCGCCGAAGCCGGTTGTCGCGCATGTCACCGGCATGGGCTGCTCGGCCGCATACTGGATCATCAGCCAGGCCAAAGAGGTCTCGATGGACGCGACCGCGATCGTCGGCTCGATCGGCGTGATGATGGGCGGCAGCGTCCAGGAGAACCCCGATCAGGCCGGCCGGCGCGATATCGCGATCGTCAGCAAGAACGCCCCGTTCAAACGGCCTGACCTGACCACCGAGGATGGCCGCGCGGTCGTGCAGAGCACTGTCGATTCGCTCGAGGACGTCTTCATCGCCGCGATCGCGAGCGGCCGCGGTGTCTCCGAAGCAATCGTCCGTAGCGACTTTGGCCAGGGCGGGACGCTTTCCGGCGGTCCGGCCGTGAAGGCCCGCATGGCCGACCGCATCGAAGCGGACGGCCTGGACGGCGCGATCCGCCGCCTTGCGACCCGCAACCCCTCCACCCGGCGCACGACCGCGGAGAACACCCTGAAGCTTGCGCACGCCCGCGCCGGCCTCTGAAACCCCAGGAGACCTACCTATGCGCATCACCGCGCTCAAGACGAGCCTTGCCGGCGTTCTCGCGGCAGCCGAGCTGATCATGACCACCGCGACCGCCGATGGCGACCGCGACCTGTCGGCCGAAGAACAGACCGACTTCGACGCCAAGATGACCGAGGCGGCCGGCCTGCAGACGAAGATCGGCCGCGAAGAGCAGGTCCTCAAGCTGAAGGCGTCGACCGCGGCGCCGATCGTCGTCGGCAGTCCCGCCGGCGGCCCCGGTACGGCACCGGCCGCGCCTGCCGTGGCACTCCCTGCCGGCACAATGTTCACCCGCATCACCATGTCGCTGGCAGCCTGCAACATGGACCAGCGCGCCGCGGCGGCTCATGCCGAGCAGCTGTGGGGCACCGAGACCGGCCAGATCGTGGCGAACCAGGAGCAGTCGACCAACGTGAAGGGCGGCTTCCTGGTCAACACCGCCTACAGCGCCGACTTCATCGATCTGCTGCGTCCGCGGGTGGTGGTTCGCCGCCTCGGCGCGCGCTCGATCCCGATGCCGGATGGCAACCTCAGCATGCGCAAGAAGACGCAGGGCACGACCGCGGGCTATGTCGGTGAACGCCAGCCGGCGCCGACGACCGACGTGCAGGTCGGCATGATGTCGATGTCGGCAAAGACGCTGCGCGCGCTCGTGCCGATCACGAACCAGCTGATCCGCCGCGCCTCGATCGGCGTGGTGCAGATGGTCCGCGACGATCTGCTCGAGGGCGTGGCGGTCAAGGAAGACGCCGTGTT